ACACCTACGCCAACACCTACGCCAACACCTACGCCTACACCTACGCCGACCCCGACGCCAACACCTACGCCGACCCCGACGCCAACACCTACGCCAACACCTACGCCTACACCTACGCCTACACCTACGCCAACACCTACACCTACGCCATTTACTTTTATTAGTCAATCAGGGAGCGCAAGCTACGGCGGCACCGGCGCCGACAGCGGCAACCAACTTTCAGGTCAGTTATATTCTTATGGTTCAGCAGAAACACTTGTGTTTTCAGCAGGAATTACAGGCACGCTAAACTATTATATTTCTGGTTATGACATGATGGGCGGCGCCGGCGTAAGCATGGAAATAGCTGTTAATGGCGCAACCGTCGCTAATACTAACAGCATGACAACGTATGTAAGTGGCACCACCGCAATCACCGCAGGGCAGCCCGTAGTGTTAACGTTCACCGGGTCTTCCATGAGTTATTCATCTTTTCAAATTTGGATGAGCTAATGGCGCTTGATTTAAAACAAAACACAAAAAACGAAGGCGTTCCATGTTTGCCTTGCTGCTTCGGCGTGCTCGAAGGGTGCGCTTGCGCCGATACCTCTGTCAATTTAAAGGTGCATCTGTTTACGCAAGACCTGTTTGATGACAACCCCGCCTACAACGCAGCAACGAGAAACGACGTCTATTCAGCATCAGGAATAGGCGGGCCTATGACGTGTGACACCACGGCCGATGGAACCGTTTTTACTCAGTCTGGCAGTATCGCCAGCCCTTCGCATACATGGGCTACACAAATACGAAACAACACCGACGGCACATGGGTCGGGCGCAGCAACATTGACGGTGCGGGCTATGGGGCATGGGTGCCACTAAGCAAAACGTATAGCAATGAAAATATGTTCCGGGTCGAGGGGACGCTCGAGGGCTATGATATACTACTACATGGGTTTTGCTTATGTTCACTCAGACATCTCGACGGGCTTTTTTATCCAGGGCATACCACCGATTACTACTACCTTAACCCAGGGGTTACTTTATACGCTAGCGTCACCGGGCTCCCCTCGTGTTTCAGTTCCGTGACGAACAGCTTCTCTTTCGTAACGGGAGTTACCGCCCCCGTAACTGTCGGGAATTGCACCGGGCTAATCAGCTCAAGTTCAAATAGTGCCTACTTGTACTCTTACAATGTCGTGACGCAGATGTCTCAGGCAGCGATCATTTGCAATGCAGGCTACCCCGTCCTTTTCGTAACATACAATATCACGGGTACCACCTTTTACGGAACTAATATCTCTGACCCCGGCTACGCAGTCGGCACCGTCAGAAACTTAGGCGACCACAACCTTGTCACCGTAAACCTGACGCAGAGTCAATTCGATTTGTCTTCACCGTTGACCCTTGACCTACACCCGTTTTACATGAACGGCAAGACCCGCATGGACGGAACTTGGCAGCCTGGAACGATTGACCGCACTCTTTCACCTGTCTACCTCAGTGATCATCCGTACTTTGTCGAGGTCACAATCACCGAATGAAACGCCCATGCACCTGCAACCGTATAACCTCGCCCGACTGGTCAGCAGACCAGTGCCGACTGTGCTGGCTCGTCACCTATGATGAGCGCTATCAAAAGCTCTTCAGCGTCCAGAAACTCAGCGGCATTAAATCCGTCAAAGTGATTCGCCGTGATAACTGCATGAGCCTTGGTAAAGTCCTCGACCGCGGGAGCTGTAACTGCCCTGCAAAGTGGGTGCGCGAATGCGAGCGACACGGATCATGTCGCACTGGCCCGAGTGCGGACAACGCTATCAAGTCATGTTCCCACTGCTCTGAGTACGAGGAGGATACCCCATGCGCGCCGGTGTGATCCTTGGGAGTTATAATTACCCACGCCTCATCGAGACTCAGATTAAACTAATCAGAGAGTGCAACGGGTCAGACACCCCGATTCTCGTCTCGGATGATTGCTCTCCGGGGAGCTCTGACTTTCCCGACTATGACTCACACTTTACCGACCTGCTTAAGATTGTAAAAGATAACGACGTCGCACTCTGGTGCTCACCTGATCGGCTCGGTCATGTCGGAGGCGATCTCGCCTGCTATTACCTTGGCATTCAGTGGGGCAAAATGCAAGGGCTCGATGTGGTGTGTAAACTTTCGCAGAGACTTCTCATCGATGTTCCATGCTGGCTCGATGATAGCGCAGAGAAGCTTCTGGCGAGCGGGTTTGCGACCGGGTGCCAGTCCTGTTTCGAGGGCCCCCATCGACTTCCGCTCCGCACTGAAGCGATCCTTTTCGATGTCAACAAATGGCATAGGCAGGATGTGCTTCTGCATATGCGACCCCGACCTACGCAGCGTATGGCAGCTGAGTCAATCGTAATGCAGGCGATGCAGATGATCGAGGCCGACTTCTGGCGCTGGGATCTCTTTCAGGAGCGGCGCACAGTGCGTGATCCGGGCATCGTCTGGCACTGCTCTGCATCTCGGGATGAATATCAGAAAATCGCTGATCGTTTTAAGATCACCCTCGATGAGTCTTTTACTGTCGCGGGGTGGGGTCATACGCCTAATTACGCGTAAGTGCGAGCGATTTGCCTTCAGAACGGAACAGAGTTACTCTCGATAATATTCTTTTTTTTGGGAGGTCATGAGATGCCAGCAGGCTTATACAATTTCCTCGCGGAACAGGGCGCAACCCTCCAGCGCACTATCCTTTACACCGACTCTAATGATGTCGCAACGGATCTCACAGGCTACACAGCGGCGATGCAAGTGCGACCGACCGCAGCTAGTGCGACAGTTCTGCTCACAGCTACCACTGAGAACGGCAGAATCACGCTCGGAGGAGCTGCTGGAACGATCGACATCGATGTCGATGCGAGCACGATGGAGGCGATGACTCCGGGAAAATATGTTTACGACCTCGAGCTCTATAACGATGGGGTGGTGATCAGACTCATCGAAGGTAGTTTCACAGTGAAAGCGGAGGTAACGCGTGCCTGATTTATTAGTAGTTACCGACGATACTGGTCTTGTCACAGTTTCGCAAGTCGCAAACACGATCACGATTTCGAACCCATCCGCAGCGGTGACGATCAGCGATTCGACCCCAGTTATCGAGATTGCAGAAACGACTTCGACGATCACGATTTATGATGGTCGAGGACTTACCGGAAAACAGGGAGAACCGGGAGCGAAGGGCGACCCCGGAGGAGCTCCTGCCTATCTCGACGACCTGACGGATGTCCTCACGATAAGCCCTGCGGATGGCGACTTATTAAAATTCTCAAGCGGTCTTTCGACCTGGACTAACACGAATCAGATCGATGGTGGAAACTTTTAAGGAAATTTAAATCATGGCGAATACTATCAGATTAAAGCGACGAGCATCCTCGGGATCTTCCGGAGCTCCTGCCTCGTTATCGAATGGAGAAATCGCAATAAATGAGGTGGGCGGTTCAACCGCATGGACTGCTTATTATGGGTACGGCGATGCAGGCTCAGGAGTGGCTTCGAGTGTGGTCGCAGCATTCGGCCCAGGGATGACAGGATCGCTCACAGGAACGCAGACTTGGAGCGGAACGACGAACACTTTCACGAGCGCGGTCGTTCTCACTGGTTCCGTCTCTGGAACTGGAATCAGCAGTTATGTGACCGGAAAGAGGCTCGATGAGTTCGCAGTTCCGACTTCTGCTGTGTCAATGAACTCTAACAAAATTACGAATCTTTCCGACCCGACCTCCGCGCAGGACGCAGCAACAAAAGCTTACGTCGACGCAGCTCGAAGCGGCCTCGATGTCAAAGCCTCCTGCCGAGTTTCTACGACTGCTAATATTACGCTCTCAGGAACGCAGACGATCGACGGCGTCGCAGTTATTGCAGGCGATCGAGTTCTAGTTAAGAATCAAACGACCGGAGCAAATAACGGCATATATGACGTCGCAGCAGGATCATGGACGCGGAGCTCCGACAGCGACACCAGCACCGAGTTTAATTCGGGATCTTTTACTTTCGTAGAAGAGGGAACGACGAACGGCGGTCGAGGTTACGTTTTAACGACAGCGAACCCGATCACCCTAGGATCGACGTCTTTAACTTTCACGATGTTTTCTTCCTCCGGAGCAATCACCGCAGGAACTGCGCTGAGCTTTTCGGGAACGACTCTGAATGTCGGAACTGATGGAACCAGTATCACGACCGATGGATCAGGAAACCTGACGATCAAGTCGACGTGGGTGGGGCAGTCTTCTATCACGACCCTCGGCACAGTGACCACGGGAACATGGAGCGCCACGGCGATCGGGCTTTCGAAAGGTGGTACTGGTGGCGATCTTTCCGCAGCGAGCGACGGAGCGATCTTTAAAAAGTCTGGTTCATCTCTCACCGCAGCGACTGCGGGAACTGATTATCTTTCCTCAAGCAGCACCGTCGATGGGGGTACGTTTTAGTGGCTAATCCGATAAAGCCAAAACGCAGCTACACAACGACGAACACTCCATCGCTTACAAGTGGAGAGATCGGCATTAATGCGACTGATGGGAAAATATGGATCGGGAACGCTGCCGGGAACGCAAATGTTTTAGTCTCATCTTTATCACGCAGCGACCACACCGGAACGCTTGCTATTTCGTCGGGAGGAACTGGAGCGACATCTGCGAACGCAGCAGCGAATGCGATTCTTCCATCTCAGACGAGCAACAGCGGGAAATATCTTACGACGAACGGAACAGACTCTTCATGGGGAACAGTCTCCGCAGGCACGACGATCCCAGCGGGATCGATGCAGATGTTTGCGGGAGCGATTACGCAGAGCGCAAGTTCAGGAACTGTGACCACGAACGCTCCATCGGGATGGCTTTTGTGTAATGGCGACATTGTTTCTCGAACGACTTACAGCGCGCTATTTACTGCCATCGGTACGACATTCGGCGCAGGAGATGGGAGTACGACTTTTGCCCTGCCTGATATGAGAGGCCGAGTTCCGTCGGCAGTGGGTACTGGAACTTATGTAGGTGCAACAGCTCGAACTCTTGGGGGAACATTAGGAGCGGAAACTGTAACTTTATTAGACACACAGATCCCAGCGCACTCTCACCCTAATACGGTCGGGTCAACGGCCAGCAGCAGCAATAATGCGACAGCAGGCATGAGCGCTAACACCGTCCATAATCACGGTGTAGATCGTGCAGCGTGGACTAACAGTGGTTCAGCTCCATACACCTTTACTGGTGGCGGTTCTAATATCGCTTTGCAAAATATCGGAATTAATAATTCAAGTTCACTCGATCACACTCA